GCCCAGCATGTGGCCGTCTCCCCGATCCGGGACGTGCCCATGGTCATGGTGCCGGCGAAAACGCCCTGCACTGGTGCGAAAGGGGGGACTCGAACCCCCACGCCTTGCGGCACTGGAACCTAAATCCCGACACCCCGCCCCAAATCTCTAAAGATGTCAGTTGCATAGGCCCCGACACAGTAACAGGTGACACCGCGGGTGACATACAGGTGACGCCAAGTGCCGCGGCAGGTGACACCAGGTGACGCGGAATAAAGTCGTCATCATCGGCGGGCCTCCCCCTAAGACAACACATTCAGTACCTACTCATTGCTGTTCACCAACAAGGACATCTACAGTTCAACCTAGGTCCACCCAGGACCAACAAATGATGACCCAAGGACCGTACCGGCGACCCCGGTGCGGTCCTTCTCTTTTGACTTTTGCATCCCCCGAGGGCAAATGATGACGACTTGGCAAGACAACGAACTGCACGCGGCCCAGCTTCAACTGGAGAAAGAAAGCACCTCGCTGGGCATCGCCCGGTACGAGAAGATCAAGGAGCAGCGCCAGCAGGCCGAGACCGGCCCAGGCCGCAAGCTCGTGATGGAAAGCCTGGACGCCACCGCCAAGGCCATCGCGGCGTTCGTGGCCGAAGCCGACACCGGCAAGCCGGGCAAGCGCCACGCCGCCCTCAAGTTCGTCCGCCACCTTGACCCGTTGGCCCTCGCCTATCTGACCTCCTTCACATGCGTCAACGCGCTGGTCGCTGACCACCGCAAGGCCGTGTCCGTGGCGATCACGCTGGGGCACGAGGTCGCCAACGAGATCAACTTCACCCTCCTCCGCCAGAAACACCCCGGCCTGTACCGGGTCGTCCAGGAACAGCTCAAGAAGTCCACCTCCTCCCGCCACTCGACGGCGGTCATGCGTCACGTCGTGCAGGAGGCCAAATGGGAACCCGATGACGAACCCCGCCTGACCTTGGCCGACAAGGACGCCCTGCTGGTCGGCATGAAGCTGATCGAGCTGTTCGTCGAGGCGACCGGGCTGATCGAGCTGGTCACCGTGACCGAACGCAGCAAGCGCCACCTGTTGATCGCGGGTAATCAAGCGATCCTCGACTGGCTGACCAAGGCCCACGACAGCGCGGCGCTGTACCAGCCGGTCCTGATGCCGATGGTCGTCCCGCCCCGTCCCTGGACCACCCCGCGCGACGGCGGCTACCTGACGGACATCGGCGGCCGTGCCGACCTGGTCCGCACGCGCAACCGCGCCTATAAGCGCGAGCTGGCGCTGGTGGATATGCCCAACGTCTATCAGGCCGTCAACGCGATCCAGGCGACGCCGTGGAAGGTGAACCGCGGCGTCCTGGAGGTCATGCGCGAACTCTGGAACGCAGGGGGCGGCGTCGCTGACCTCCCCGAGCGGGAGCTGGCAACCCTGCCGGACCGCCCGGCGATGCTGGACACCGACCCGGACTACTACAAGGAGCATCACGCCGACGAGTTCAAGGAGTGGAAGCGCGGGCGCGCCAAGGTCTACGAGGCCAACGCTCGCTCGGTCTCCACCCGCCTCGCCTGCGCTCAGAAGCTCGCCCTGGCCGAGAAGTTCGTGGACTACCCGGCGATCTACTTCCCGCACAACCTGGACTTCCGAGGCCGGGTGTACCCCTTGCCACCCACCCTCACGCCACAGGGCGACGACGCCGCAAAGGCTCTGCTGCACTTCGCGGAAGGCGTGCCGCTGGGCGAAGACGGCGCATTCTGGCTGGCGGTCCACCTCGCCAACTGCTTTGGCGTGGACAAGGTCTCCTTTGAGGAGCGCGTGCAGTGGGTACGTGACCACGAGGAGCAAATCCTCGACAGCGCTCTCGACCCGCTGGACGGCCAGCGCTTCTGGATTGACGCGGACAGCCCCTTCTGCGCGCTGGCTGCGTGCTTCGAGTGGCTGGGCTACACGCTGAACGGCCGCGACCACGTCTCGCACATCCAGGTCGCGCTGGACGGCTCCTGCAACGGCTTGCAGAACTTCTCGGCGATGCTGCGGGATTCCGTGGGCGGCGCTGCGACGAACCTGGTGCCCCAGGTCAAGCCCGCCGACATCTATACCCGCGTCAGGGACGTAGCCCAGGCCAAGCTGGAAGCCCGTGCGGCCGAAGGCGACGTCATTGCCATCAAGCTCGACGGCCAGCTCACCCGCGACATCGTCAAGCAGCCCGTGATGACCCTCCCCTACGGCGTCACCAAGTCGGGTATGCGGTCCCAAGTTCTCGCCAAGATGAAGAAGCTGGGCATGGGCGACGATTGGGAAACCGCCGAGTACCTTGCGGCGCTCCTGTGGGAGTGTATCGGCGAGGTCGTGATCGCCGCCCGCGCCGCGATGGATTGGCTGCGCGATGCGTCAAAGGTGGCCTCCTCGGCCGACCTGCCCGTCTGCTGGACGACCCCTGCCGGTTTCCCGGTCCTCCAGGAGTACCGAGAGGAGGAAGGCGTCCGCATCAACCCGCACGTCGGGGGGCGCAAGGTTAATTTAGTCGTCAACATCGGCGGTACTAAGCTCGACCGTCGCCGCCAGACCCTCGGAATCAGTCCGAACTTCGTCCACTCCTGCGATGCGAGCCACCTGATGCTCACCACCTGCCTCGCGGCAGAGAACGGCATCACCTCCTTCGCAATGATCCACGACTCCTACGGAACCCATGCCGGTCGCTCCGCGATCATGGCTGCGGCGCTCCGACAGGCTTTCGTCGATCAATACAACGGCGACGTGCTGGCCGACTTCCGACAACAACTCATCGACCAGCTCCCGCCCGAAGCGGCCGAGCAACTACCCGTGCTTCCCCCGAGCGGTGACCTGGACCTGAGCCTGGTCCTGGATTCCGCGTACTTCTTTGCCTAGTCCATCCCCTTTTGGCAAGTGATCCCACAAGAGAGACATACATGAGCATCAACTATCAGTCTGCCCTGAACACCTACGTCGCCCAGGACGCCTACGGCGTTGTCCTCGGCATCTACGACCCGGCAAAGCACGGGACCGTCGAAGAGTTCAAGCACGCCATGACGGCAGAGTTCACCGCCTGATGCGTGAGCGCGTGACCGACGCGCTGCAGAGCCAGACCGCCGAGAGCGCCGCAACAGGCGCTTTCGTCGTTTTGGACGCCGTGCAGCACCTGGGTTCCCCGGCGCGACAACTCATCGGCCTGGGCTGCGCCATGCGTGTCATCTGCGACACGTTGGGCTTCGACCCGAACGAAATCTTCCGTGTGGTCTCCCGCATGGAACAGGACTGCCAGTACAGGCAAGTCAACACCCTTTCGGCGGTCAAGCGGTACGCCGAGGGCGAACTGCGAAAGCTCATCCCGTGAGCCGCGACCCCGTCATCGACGCCTACATCGACGCGCTCTTGCTCGAAGGCGACATCCACGAAGCCGTCTACGGCAGCACTCCTCTCGATGTCGAGACGGACCTGCTGCGCGAAGGCGTGTTCATCAACCCCCTCAACGACTAAGGAACCCCATGAGCAACCAGAAGCGCACCCGTATCGTCTCCCCGGCCGGCATCGCGGTATGGCCGCGCCTGAACGAGCCGGACACCAAGTTCAAGCAGGAAGGCGAGTACACCGTCAGCCTGGCCTACGACGGTGACGACAAAGCGTGCAACAAGCTGATCGCCGACCTGGAAAAGCTGCGCGACGAAGAGTTCGCCAAGTGGCTGTCGGAGAACCCGAAGAAGAAGAAGACCGCCGAAGTCGCCCCGGTGTTCACCGATGAGGTGGACGAGGAAGGCGATGAGACTGGCCGGAAGATTCTCAAGTTCAAGATGCGCGCCTCGGGCGTCTCCAAGAAGACCGGCAAGCACTTCACCATGAAGCCGGACATCTTCGATGCCAAGGGCCACAAGATGCCGAATCCGCCGAAGATCGGTGGCGGCAGCGAACTCAAGGTCTCCTTCGAGGTCGGCGGCTTCTTCGTGGAGTCGGCCAAGAAGTTCTACCTGACCCTGCGCATGGTCGCGGTGCAGGTGATTGACCTGGTCGAGTTCGGCTCGCGCAAGGCTGGCGACTACGGCTTCGGCGAAGAAGAAGGCTACGAAGCCGACGACGAAGCCCAGGCACCGAAGTCGGACTTCTCCGACAGCGACGACAGCACCGAAGCTGGCGACGACGCGGAAGGCGATGACGGCGACTACTGATCCGCTGGCGTCGGTAGTAGGCATTGCGAAGGAGGCCCGATTGCGGGCCTCCGTCGTTTTCCCCTTCAACCCTGTGCCCGCCTCACGTCCCCGCGTATCGCGCTGGGGCGTCTTCTACGCCAAGACCTACAAGACCTGGAAGCAACTGGCCGAGGAGCATCTGGCCCCAGGCGACACCGGCATTGGCCCGGCCGATGGGGTTTTAGTCGTCATCATCGCGGTAGCCAAGCGCGCCAAGACATCGAAGGCCACCTTCGTGAACGGCGACGTGGACAACTTCGCCAAGGGACCGATGGACGTTATCACCAAAGCCACGGGCTATTGGGGTGACGACAAACAAGTCAACTGGCTGCTGTCCGGCAAGCGCTTCGCCGAACCCGGCGAGGAACCGCGAACCGAGGTTCACATCTACACCACCTGATGCGACTGAAACCGCTCACCTCGGTGGACACGCTGTACGTCGCTGCAAGCATGAGTCGCCCCGAGCAGATCACCACGGGCGACGAGCTGGCACGAGTCCACCGCAATCAGGGCTACTCCAAGGTCGCCTGCCATTTCGTCATCGAACGGGACGGCGAGCTGTACCTGGGCCGCCCTTTGACCCTCCCCGGCGCACTCGCCGGAAAGCTCAACCAATCCGCATACCAGGTCTGCATGTTGGGCGGCGTCGATGACGCCATGAATCCCGCAGACAACTTCACTCCTGCCCAGCGCGAAACGCTCGGCCGACTGATCGCTCAGTTCGGCCACCCCGTCGTGTGGGCACCCGACTTCCCTAACTAGGAGTTCCGATGAAAACGCTGTCCCCGCAATGCCGCACCGTCCTCGAATACCTGCGCACGCACACCCACATCACCCCGTGGCAGGCCGAAGGCGTCTTCCGTATCCGCCACCTGGCCTCCCGCATCGACGAGCTGCGCGCTGCCGGTTACGCGATCCAGAAGTCCACCCAGGAAGACGCGAGCGGACAGCGTTACACCCGGTACTCGCTGACCAAGGAACAGCGCCGCGCAAAGCGGCCCCTGCTGGCCCCGCGCCAGGCTCCCGCGCAGTTCCGCATCGACAAGGTGCTGAACGCCTACCGCGACTACTGCCGCACCGAACTCGACCTGTACGACGGCGACCTCGACACCGAGGTCACGGCCTTCCGCACCTTCCTGGAGAACCACGCAGCATGAACCAGACCACCACCGTCATCCCGTCCGTCATGCGCCTGGCCTTCGAGGCTTCCGTCAAGGGCGACGTCACCGCTGCCCGCAAGTCGGGCAACTACCAGCGCGTCAAGAGCGGCCTGAACCGCCGCCTGGGCGTCTCCTACCGCAAGCGCATGTGGTCGGTGGAGCGTGCGGGGAAATAACCGGGACAACGACAGCGAGTTCTTGCAGCACATCCCCTGCGAGAACTGTGGCAGCTCCGACGCCAATTCGCTCTACACGGACGGGCATCAATTCTGCTTCGCCTGTGACGCATACGTCCCCTCTGACGAGGAGGGGGCGAGACCCCAGCAACCCCGCAGGACCACCATGACCGACTTTGCGCGTGGCGAACCGGCCGCGCTCAAGAAGCGTGGCCTGACCGAAGAAGCGTGCCGCAAGTACAGCTATTGGCTCGGCACCGATAAGCACGGCAAGACCGTGCAGATTGCGACCTACCGCCGCGACGGCGAGATCGTCGCACAGAAACTCCGCTATCCCGACAAGAAGTTCTCCTTCATCGGCGACAGCAAGGGCTGCGGCCTGTACGGCCAGCACCTCTATCAGCCAGGCCGTCGCCTGGTCATCACCGAGGGCGAGATCGACGCGATCTCCGTGGCCCAGGCGCTTTCCCTCAAGTGGCCCGTGGTCTCCCTACCGAACGGCGCACAAGGCGCAGCCAAGTGCATCGCACGCGAGCTGGAGTGGGTCGAGGGCTTCGACGAGGTCGTCCTCATGTTCGATATGGACGAGCCGGGGCAGAAGGCCGCGCAAGAGGTGGCACTGATGCTCACGCCGGGCAAGGCCAAGATCGCCCAGCTCCCCGCCAAAGACCCGTCCGAGCTGCTGCAAAAGGGCGAGGCTGAGGCCATCGTCCATGCGATCTATCAGGCGCAGACCAAGCGCCCCGATGGCGTCGTGACGTTCGGCTCTCTCAAGGAGAAGGCCCTTACTGCGGTCACGATGGGTATGCCTTGGCACGACCCGCGCCTGACCGAGCTGACCTACGGAAAGCGGTATGGCGAGGTCTACACCTTCGGCGCAGGCACCGGCATCGGCAAAACCGATTGGCTGATGGAAGAAGCTGCGTTTATCGCGCAGGAGACCGGCGACCGCGTCGGCCTGTTCTTCCTGGAGCAGCAGCCGGTGGAGACCGCAAAGCGCATGGCCGGTAAGGTCGGCGGCAAGCGGTTCCACGTCCCCGATGGCACCTGGACGCAGGACGAACTCGTTGCCGCGTTCGAGATCCTGGACCAGGGCCAGGTGTTCGTCTACGACCACTTCGGCTCGACCGATTGGGACGTGATCGAGCAGAAGATGGGCCATATGGCCGTCGCCGAGGGCGTCAAGCACATCGTGCTGGACAACCTGACCTCGTTCGCCGCGGGTGCGGAGGACGAACGCAAGATGCTCGAAGACACGATGGCGAAGATCGCTCAGTTCGCGCAGCGCCACCTCGTGTGCATCTACCTAGTATCCCACCTCGCCACCCCGGAAGGAAAGCCGCACGAAGAAGGCGGGCGCGTGATGCTGCGCCACTTCAAGGGCAGTCGGGCAATCGGCTTCTGGACGCACTTCGCCTTCGGCCTAGAGCGGAACACCCAGGCCGAGAGCGAGGCCGAACGCAACTGCACCACCTTCCGCGTCCTCAAGGACCGCTTCACCGGCCAGTCGAACGGCAAGGTCCTGCACTACACGTATGACCACGTGACCGGCCGCCTCATCAACAGCGAGGAACCGTCGTTCGACGACGACCTCCCATTCCGAGACGAAACCGGTGTACGGAACTCCGACTACTGACGGCCGAACGGTCGTCGGCTTCATCCCCGAAGACGCCCCGCTCTCGTTCGCCGAGGGCCTGGTATTGCCCTACCAACTTCCCCGTTCCGACCAAGCCTGCCGCGTCATGTACGGCAAGCCGGGTCGCCGCATCGCTATCCAAATCAAAGCTGAGGAGCTACCGCAATGAAGGAACTGATCGCCCTGTTCACCACCGTCGTCACCGCCCCGTTCCGCCGCAAGGACACCGTCGAGGCCCTGGTCTCGAACATGGAAGGCCAGGTTGACCGCCTGCTGACCGTGGCCCAGCGCGAGCTGCGCGATGCCGAGGCCCAGCGTGAACGCGCCAACGCAGCCGTCACCAAGGCACAGGCCCACGAAGAAGAGGCCCGCCGCGCCGAGCGCGTCGCCAGCCGCATCACCAGCCTGATCCGCTAAGGGGACCTCTATGACTGCCGAGCAGCACGCTCGGTCCCTGTTCGACGTGTTGCCGGTACAAGTCCGCCACCTGGTTGTCCTGGGTGGCGGAAGCCTGCGCGCGTTCTATGACGGGACCGCCATCAAGGACATCGACTGTTTCTTCAAGAGCTGCGCCGACTTCTACCGGGCGTCGTTCGAGCTGAGTGCCGAGCCGGGCTGGGTAAGCGAGGACGCACCGAACGGAATCAAGAACTTCCGCTCGCCCTGCGGCAAGCTCGTCAGCCTGATCGGCTTCGAGTTCGGCACTCCCGACGAACACTGCGCGCGCTTCGACCTCCGCTGCTGCGCCCATGTGGCTGTCTGCCTCGGCGAACAGGTCATCGTTGTGTCCGATTCGGAAGCCATCGCGGACGCATCCGCGAAGCTGGTTTTCATCCTCAACAACAACGGCACTGAGCGGACGATCCGCCGCATCACGCACTACGTCGAGGACTACGGCTACACCCTCCATCCGGACCAACCGGAACAGGACGACGTCGAGGACGACTACCCCGGCCACGCGCCACAGGGCGTCCACATCCCGCCGAAAGCTCCCGAGCCGGAATACATCATCCGCGCCCGTCGCCGCGTTCGCGCGATCCCCGTCACCAACCACGGCTACCCGTAAGGAGGCAGGTCGTTGCTCACGTTCGACTGTGAAACTGACGGCCTCCTCGACCAGCTCACCACGATTCACTGTATCTCCCTCCAGGAAGTAGACGAGGCCGGGCAACCGCTCGGCCCCGTTCTTTCGGCCAACGACCACGGCACGGGCGAACTGACGATCCGTGAAGCAATCGAGAGGCTGCAAAACGCCGACCGCGTTGTCGGTCACAACATCGCCGGGTTCGACATCCCGGCAATCGCCAAGGTCTACCCCGGCTTCAAGGTCAGGGCGTACTACGACACTCTGCTGATCTCCACGCTGATCTACCCGGACCTCAAGGACCGCGACTTCAAGGCACGCAAGAAGCAGGGTGCAAACCCTGTGCTGCCGGGCAAGATGATCGGTCGCCACTCCCTCGAAGCCTGGGGATACCGCCTAGGCGAGTGGAAGGGCGACTACTCGCAGATGATGAAGGACCGCGGGCTTGACCCGTGGGCACAGTGGTCTCAGGAAATGGACGACTACTGCGACCAGGACGTCGTGGTGACCACAAAGCTGCTGGCGTTGCTGCTGTCCAAGGGACTGCCCAAGGAAGCCATCGAACTTGAGCAGGCGGTTGCGCCGATCCTCTCTCGCCAACAGCGCTGGGGCTACCTGTTCAACCAGGAGAAAGCCCGTGAGCTGGAGAAGGTCCTTGTGGTCCGCCGCGCACTGCTGGGCGACCAGCTCCGCGAAGTGATCCCGCCCTGGAAGGTTGTGAAGAAGCGCTTTATCCCGAAGCGCGACGACAAGCGCCGAGGCTACGTGAAGGGCGTGGAGGCAGTGGTCTACAAGGAGGTTGTGTTCAATCCGGCCTCCCGTGCCCACATCGCCGACCGCCTGACGGCGCTCTATGGCTGGCGACCGGTCGAGTACACCGAGAAGGGCCAGGTCAAGATCGACGAAGACGTGCTGGCACCTCTCAAGTACCCGATCATCCCGCTCCTGCTGGAATACTTCATCGTCAACAAGCGTCTCGGCCAGCTCGCAGAGGGCGACGAGGCGTGGCTCAAGGCCGTGAAGAAGAACGGCCGAATCCACGGCAACGTGAACCAGAACGCAGCGGTCACCGGCCGCATGACGCACTCGAAGCCGAACATCGCCCAGGTGCCCAAGTGCGGCGTGCCCTACGGGTCGGAATGTCGTGAGCTGTTCACCGTGCCGAAGGGCAAGCGTCAGGTAGGCGCGGACGCCAGTGGCCTCGAACTGCGGTGCCTCGCGCACTTCATGGCACGTCACGATGGCGGCGAGTACGCCAAGGTGATCCTCGAAGGCGACATCCACTCGGTGAACCAGACCGCCGCAGGCCTGCCTACCCGCGACAATGCCAAGACCTTCATCTACGCCTTCCTCTACGGGGCAGGCGACGCGAAGCTCGGCAGCATCGTGAGTAAGGGCCGTGCGGTCGGCGGCCAACTCCGGACCAAGTTCCTCAAGGGACTCCCGGCGCTGGAGAAGCTGGTCAAAGGGGTGAAGAAGCGTGCATCCGAGGTCGGCTACCTGATTGGCCTCGACGGACGGAAGCTGCACATCCGCAGCGACCATGCCGCGCTGAACACCCTCCTGCAGTCGGCCGGTGCGCTCGTAATGAAGAAGGCGCTGGTGATCCTCGACGCCGACCTGCAATCCGCAGGGCTGGTACCAGGCGTCCACTACGAGTTCCTGGCGAACATCCACGATGAGTGGCAGATCGAAGTGGACGAGGACAAAGCCGAGTTCGTCGGCAAGACCGCCCAGGCCGCCATCCGCAAGGCTGGCGACTACTTCGGGTTCCGCTGTCCGCTCGATGGCGAATACAAGGTGGGAGCGAATTGGGCCGAAACGCACTGACCCGAGGGAAACGGGAAGTCGCGCTCGCACTCGTTCGACAAGCCAGACGCCGGGCAGTACGAAAGGACCTCCCCTTCGACCTCGTGGCCGAGGACCTGTTGGTCCCTGACTACTGTCCGGCTTTGGGCATCCCGCTGTTCCGCGCTGCGGGCCGCAAAGCACAAGGCCCGAACTCCCCAACCCTCGACCGCATCGTCCCTGATCTCGGCTATGTCCGGGGCAACGTGCGCGTCATTTCCGCGCGCGCCAACCAGATCAAGAGCGATGCCACCCCGGCCGAGCTGCTGCGAGTCGCGTGCTACTACCAGGAACACCAATGACGTGACCCCTGCAACCATCCTCCGCAGCATCGGCGTACTCCTGCTGATCGCTGCGCTGGGTGCTGGTGCCTACGCAGTCCACACCTACCGCTCCGCAATGGAGCGCGTCAGCAAGCTCGAAGAAACCGCCGAGCAGTTCGACGAACTCAAGCAGTCGGTCGCCACCTTGAATCGGGAGGCCATCCGACGCGCCACCCTCGACCAAGCA